AGTTGCCTCACCCCGCGGCTCCAAGATTTGAGGTTTGGCATGAACAGTTGGTCAGGCTGCTCTTTGGGCCGAATTACGTTTCTGCCTGTTACGCCGTCTTCTGGTATGAGGGTGACCTCCTGTTTGCTGACAAGGAACGTGTGTAACAGGTAAACACCGTTCCAGTGTAGTCTATAGTCCAGAGTAGGCGGACACATAATAGGAAGCACCCAGACGGGCTCCGTGCCTAGAATGTTGGTCTGCATCTTACGACTAACGTTTTCAACTTCTTAACCGGCTAGTTGTTTACAGGACTCTGCCGGCCTGATGCTCCGCGTCACCATGAACGCCTGGTTATCACATAGAAACTTGCGGCCCCGGAGCGGTGTCCGTGTTACGCAAACGGTCTCGGTTCTGGTTACCTGTGGGTACGCGTGTCAGACACAGAACCCCTCGAGCACAGCGGTAAGTCGGGCAAAAGTATCACTCATCTCCTAGACTAACTCCCACTCCGCACCCTTCCGGGTCAATGTAGCTAGGACATTATGGGCCCAGTGTCAGCATCCAGCCATGTATTGGAAACTACCAATCTGCGGTGGTCGTCAACCCACCTATACATGTGCCTGCAACACGGTCATCCCTTACTAAAACGTCGTTGACCTAGCCCGCGTGTGGTTTCCCATGGTGTTAGCCGTGATGGAAATGAGCGGTTGGTATACTCCTTAGTAGATCCCACTGGCATTGGCTGCCAAAACAAGGGTCGCAACTCCCTCCGTGGTTAGGCGCTAGCATAAGCTGCTACGAACGACACGCACAGACAAGATCCGAAGAACGCCTGCTCAGCCAACGGGACGCAACCCCCGCCTATCGCTTTAAACCTACTAAGACAATCCCTTACAAACCTAGCTCTCGGTTACTGTCGCACTTCCCCTGCCAACCCTCCCCTCGACGAACACAGTCCTGCCCTATATCACCGCTACGAGTGGCCGCCACGGGGGAATGCCGTGCCGGGTTCCACAACCAGTTGGTCTCCAATATCCGGATAGCAACCTTTCCTATGCGTAGCACCGTTAGGGTGGTGTCCAACGGACACCAAACTGCACGCTCCTTCCTATGTTTCCCCAGCCGTCCTAGCAGTTAGGACGGTATCCGCAAGCCCAAGCTGGTGTTGAACCAGTCACCGTTGGCATAAGCTGCCTTAAATAGGGGCGCAAAACCCTATGCGGTAGATCACTCCTTGAGCCTCCTTCCTCCAAGGAAGAGGTCGATTCTGTTCCCTACGAGGTCAGTCTCGTCATCAGGCCCGTTTCCAACCAACACCTGGTCGAAATGTTCACCGACGGCCCAATGGTCGAGACTGGCAACCAACTGTTGCTCCAGAACCAACTGCTCCTCCACACCGATGCCCCAAGCTTTCTCGAAAGAAACTCGGGAAGCAGCAGTACATCCCCTCAACTTGCCAGACGAGGTGTAAGAACCTAAACCCCATCTCAAGCGCTCCTCTAGAAAATCCGACGGGTCCTTCAAATCGCGGTAGCTTGACAGTTTGCGGAGGGCACCGGCGAAATACGCCTCCAGCAAAGGGATCCCATTGGCTAGTGCAAGTTCGGCTTGACAGACCGCTTTCAACAATGGACCGGTGAATGCGCGTTGGTTATAATGCCGATAACCAGAGAACGCGTAACTCAACGTCTTGAAAGGGTGCCGAACCATGGTATAACGCTCACCGTTATAACATGGCTTACACTGACCAAAGGTAATTTCCTCGAGTAGGTCGACAGGTTTCTCTACAGTCATCTCATGTCCACACACCTGGGACATAAACGCCGCAAAGCTAGCCCGAAGATCCCCAGCAACTCGTCGTTCAACAAACAGTAAGGCATTGTCACCGTCAGCTAGATAAGTGGCGCGAAACTGTCCAAGGTGTTCAGAAGCCAGTTGCAGGGTGGCGTCGACTGCAGATCCCATGATCAGGGTGTTGCCCAGACCAGTGTTGAAATCTCCCGACGCTCTACACCCTTCCCTACTGTACTTAATCCCACCAACAGTCTTGCCCCTCAAACCCAACTGTACCTCCAACAGTTTGTTCAACTCCTCGTCACCTGGGTAGACAGCTTTGTAGACGCTATGCTCAAGCTTCAATTGACGCTTAGAGACATGAGCTTCAAAAGCCTTGCCGTCCACCTCGAAGACCACGCAATCTCCCACAGACCCCATCTTCTCCTCCAGAATCCTCGCTCTTGAGAATCCGTTTAGGCCCTTGCCTACAACGCGCGTGGGCGTGACACCCCCCATACCGAATTTCCAACGCTTCCAGAGTGCATGCTCTATCGGCTTCAGGTATGAGGCTAACACTAAGTTGAATCTCGGCGAACGACACATGATCATTCGAGGCTTACTTCGCTTCTGCAAAGGATTGAACTTTTCAGCCTTTAGGAACGCGGAAAGAACCTTATCGTACTTGGTTAATTCCGGTTCCACATCCAGTGATTCCAGTGCTTCCTGGTATCGTCGTCGCAACCTTCCTGTGTAAGTCGCGACTACCCCCTCTAAGGTCATCCTTTCAATCTGTAACTTCCTAAGAAAAATCCCCAATTTCTTAAATGGTTTGGCGAAGTTAGGATTGTCAGGCTCCACAGGTGTAGGCCCTAGAGTGCGCATCTTCAGCGCGGCAACCTCGTTATGCAAGCAGTTGGCATGTACACCAGCCGCCCATAACCCATCTACCCCGGGTACCCAGCATCGGTACATCATCCTCTTGCCATTCTCACAACCGAATTTACGGGACGGGTCTATCACGGGCATGACCAAACGGGCGTCTCCACGCAGTGGTAGCTCCTCCGACGAGCCAACACACACGCCCGGGCCAGTGTTAGATACCCCCCATCAATTCGATCGCGGAATGACAACCTCCTCGGGTAGCTTGTTCAGCACGAAGTATTTGAACAAACCAGAGAAACCAGGGACATACTGGGTTGGCATCTGTCCCTTGCTCATCTGTTCTCCCTGCTTCCCTCTAGCTAGGCCGTCAACACCACCGAGTGCCAAGAAACTGTTCACCTCGGTTCTGTTGGGGGTCATGGCCAAAGCGACTGTCCCAGGAATCACAAGATTCTGGTATGTCAGGCCTACCTCCAACTCCCCAAGGTACTGAACAGCCTTGGCCTTCAGGGAGGCCATGAGCTCTAGAGTTTTAGGCTTGAACATGGAAGCTAACAGCAGCTTGTTCAACAACCTAAGCGAAACAGAGAGATGTCTGTCCGCCTTGATGACCAACAAATATATGTCGTCCACCGGGGCGCGCTTCTCATCTCCGTGCCTTACAACGACTTGGTGACTACCCTGCACCTTTACTTCCTGCCCAAGGATCATATCCAAGTACTCCCTGACCGTGGAATCGGAGGTCTTACCACCACAATTACCACGATCAAGAAAGAACTCATCAGCGAGGGACTCAATAAAGTGAGTCGCTCTTCCCCTGGGACGAAGTCGGAAACCCGGAGAAAACGCCACGCGTTTTCTCGGGGCCTGAGCTTGCCCGCTAATGCCGCCGTTAACATTAGCTGACTGAGAAATTGTTGGAGTCTCACCAACAGGTGACTGGCGCTCCCCAGTCTCCTCTTGAACCACTTCCAGTAAGTTCCCGACGCTGCTGTCAGCGTCGCCGATGTCGGCCGCCATGGCTTCCGCTATCTGTTCTTCTACCGAAGGCACATAGGCATCGCGAACGAAACCGTCAGCGCCGGCGAAGAACCTGATAGGTCTACCGGGCAGCACAACACGGGGCCTTGCGGCCACGCCTTCGTCATCGGGGACCCCAGCTACTGAGGTGCTGATGACAGGAAGTGGAGGGGGCGATGGTTCTAAATTATTATTCATTTTATTTAAAATCATCTTGGTGATAGTCCACCACACCCTCTACAGGTATTGCCTGTTAACGAGCGAGCCAGCCCGGTGATTGCCCAACCACTAATTTATCCAGTGTTATGTCGCAAGGGCAGTGTGCGACAGCCTTATAGCGGCCAACTCCAATACATAACAACCCGTAGGTTGGGGATGGAAAGCCATCCCGCCCTGGCTTGCGCCGAGTAGTCTTTCCTACAGCCAAGTACTTTACTAGTCACATCGTATTGGTACGATGAGCCAAAACAAACAAGACATGCGCGTTAAACGCATGGGTCCGGTAAGCCGGACCATCCTAGCGTTCCAATAGCCGGTGATTTCTTTCAATCCGTCAACCAAGCTTTCTGCCTCGCCTTGGTGGGGCGACATAGCCGTCTTTCCGGCCGTCAGCTGTCTTTCCAGCAGTCATGTTGTCTTTCCAACTGTCAGGTGTCTCTCCACCAGTCATGGTAATTGTTAACTTGTTAGCTCCATAGCTACAGAGGTCTCTCGCTTTCGAGGTGGTCAGGGAAAGCACATGGGCGGAAGCGCAGTTAACGATGCGAGCGGAGCCGGG